ATATTATATAATAAAACAATAGTTTTGTGCTGATTAAATTATGATTAATACTCAAGAACTAGAGAATGCGATCACCATTGTGGAAAAATGGTTAATCCCTCAATTCCTAGGAAAGAGGGCAGTATTTATCTATCCCTCTAAAGCTCAGAAGGATTTGGGATTAAGTGAAAAAGTATTCTGGTTTGCAATTTTTTCTTTAGTTGAGCAGCAGAAAATTAGCTTAGGTGAAAACGATTACATGGCAATTTATCCGGCTACAATTGTATTGAGTACCTAGAAAAATTATCCCCACGATGTTTTGCCACATCTGGGGACTTGAGTAAACCTACAGAACAGGCTACTAATGGACAAAGATAACACGGAAAAATACAACCCGCGCTGCTTAACTTGCGGTGGGAAGATGTGGAAGTCTGGGATAACGCCAACCGGAAAACAAAAGTATTTCTGCAATCCCTGTTGGTTGCGGAATCGAAAATCCAATGAAGCCAAGAAAAACCCGCCATGTCCAAAGTGCGGACACAAGATGAAAAAAAACGGGGTTCATTCGGACGGGAGGCAGAAGTGGCGCTGTACACCCTGCGGAGCGTCCCAAATTTCAAATCCCAAACCAGAGGGGCGACCGAGAATCCATGAGAAAATCACGACCTCAGACCCCAAGCCCGTAGGGAGGCCGAGAATCTATCCAGGTCGGAACCTGACCGATGCCGAATCATATCTCAGACATAAGAAGAAAAAAGCTATGTTGGCACTCAGGGAAAAGTTTGGGACTGATTAAATTGTTATAATAAGCGTCCCCGCAATGTTTCTGCATTCGGGGACGTGAGTTCACCTAGTACATCAGTTGCTCGTGACGTTCCTTATTTTTCCTTGATTCCTGATAGGCTCTCATTCTTTCAAAACACGCAACACTTAAATAAATTACTTCGATGGGACGACCGCCATTAGAAGGTTTTGATCTAGATGTTGAAAAGTCGATTCCCTCGTTAAAGTGATTGAGTTTACGTTTTGCCGATGCCTTGGTAGAGAAGCCCAACCATTGCCAAGCCTCCTCAAAGTCAATAGGAAAATTATCTTCCGAATTGACGAGTGATAATGCCAATTCTTTGTTAAAATCTGTCATGTGGATTCTCCTAACTAGAATTTACAGCCCTTGGGTATTTGTAGTACCGCGAAGGGTAATTTACTATTAATATTATATCACAGTTAATATTAATTAGTCTAACAATTTCCCGATTAAAGCTATGGCGATCGCACCCTCTGGCATTCAATCCAGAGGGTGTTAAATCAATTTACTCCGACAACCCCAAATAGTTTACAACCAAGCTCTCCAAAACTTGACCCCAGGCAATAGCTTTATCCTTGTTTAAGCCCTTCATTTCTTCGCTTACCAGATTGTATACATCCTGAGCTTTTTCCATCACGTCCGGTGATATCTTTGCCACAACAGTAATCAATTCAGATGGATCAGTTGTAGGATCGTTCTCGTCAAACTCGTCGCTATCATCACCCTTGGCGAAATTATCCCAATCAATATCAGCTAATTTTATTAACTCATCCAATTCGTTAGAACTATATGGCAACCCTATAATTGTTTCAATTCCTAAGTCATTGTTGATGTCTTCTAATAGTTTAGCAAGCTCAATCTTGTCAGCACTCCCCCTAGTCTCATTCAAGATAATGGTTAGTTTTTTAGCTTCGGCGTCGGGTAAGCCATGAATAATGTTAACAAATACCTTTTGTTCTTTACTGCTCAAAGAGACTAATCTATGCTCCCCATCAATAATCTGATATTTACCCTTTTTCTCTGGATGCGGTCTAACTAACAATTCAATTATTTGACCATAGGCATTTAATGATTCTGTGATTGCCTCTTGTTGACGTTCAGATGTTTTGTTGGGATTCCACGGGTTAGGCTCAATATTAATAATATCAATTAAAATCCCTCTTTCAACTTTGTAATTAGTCATCCCAGATTATCCCCCTTGATTTCCATAAATTTGTAGCTTCAGTTTCCATCTTTTTATATTTTACCACCTCCGATCTTAAGGTGTGAATTGTTGCTGATAGCGCAGCATCTGATTCTTTATATCTAGGTATTTTATCTAAACCCGCAGCAGCACCGCCGCCAAACCTTAAACAAGCAACCCATGATGACGAATCTGAACTATAGCAGGGATATCTTTTCAGTACCCAATCAGTTGTTATACCGAGTAAATGAATCCTTGACATAACACCCGTTTCTTTATATCTTCCCATGATTATGTTGAAACAATAATCTAACCATTTTTGAAGTTTGATTTTATTCCTACTATGGGGAACTAAACCGCCTAAAGCTATATAATCATAGTTATCTAATGCTCTAATTAAATGCTTTTTATCACATCCAAAAGTAATAATAGGAATCGGTTTCATTCCTAACGATTCAAGTATTGATTGATTTTTCCAGCTATCATCTTGATTACCAATAACGTCCAGGTTCATAAAACTTAGAGATTTCATTTTATGCTCCCATCGCTTCTGAAAGTCTAAAGACCATGTAGCATAATCTTTAGGATTAATTATTTTCCCAGTTGTAAAAGCTGTAAATGCTCCTGAGTCAATTATTACTCTAGGTCTTAAGTCAGATACTTTGTCCATTTTGGACAAAGTATCTTTAACTTCTTTCTGGTCTGCAAATGTTGTTAAATGGTTTTCATGTAAAGGCTTCACCACTTTGTCCATGTCAACGTTAACAGAATGACCCGCTAAATGTATATTCATATTCTTGTTTTTCTCAATGGTCTGATTCCAAGAATCAGACCATTGAGATTCGTGGTTTTGGTAGGCATAACTAAACAGATGTTCTGGTTTGTTTTCATCAACTAAAACTTCTTTTATGTTAACGTCACCATTTAGTTTTGCTGTTGTATCAGCTAAATGAATCCTCAATAACTCCTCCCAATATTTTTGAGTGTCAATAAAACCCGCTTGTCCAACGAATGCGTAGGATTGCAAATAGCTTATATATCTCTCCTCAGTAAGAACTTTGCGTTGTCCGCGTTCGGATGAGTGATCAACTAAATACAGATACATTTCTAAACTTCCATATTGGGTCAACTATTCCCGCCTCTTGAAAACCTCTGTCACGAATCAAACAAGCGTGACATTTACCACATCCGCCCTTAACACCCGCATAACAAGTATGGGTCAATTCCATCACTGAATCAAAATCATCACCCAATAAATCCTTAGCTAACAATACCGATTCGGCTTTAGTCAAGCTCATTAACGGAGTATGAATTTTAAAAGCATCGGGCGAACCATAAACACCCTCTCCTAACGCTTTCGACATGACATTGATAAAATCTAGTCTACAATCAAAATAACCCGCATAATCAGCTTCACAGACACCGATAAAGATATCATTAATACCCATAACGGCGGCGCGATTAGCTGCAATAGTTAAAAATAGAATATTTCTACCATAAACAAAAGTTGGCTCAACACCACCAGGTAATTCATTAACGCTTTTATAGACTCCCAATTCATTGTTGCTAACCAACGGGGAACTACCTTTTAAAATCCCTTGACCTAGATCAATGATTTCGTGGGAAGTTAAGTTTAACTTTTTAGCTATCTTGATCGCGCTCTCTATCTCGGTTAAATGTCGTTGACCATAATTAAAACTTACTGCATGAACTTCTTTAAATTTGCTTTTTGCGATCGCCAAGCAAGTCGTACTATCTTGACCACCACTTAAAATTACCAAACATTTATTGTCCATTGTTTTCATTCCTTGTATTGTTGACGTGATTGATTAATCCATTCCAATATTGATGCTGATATTTTTCATACTCTTGGTAAGCAAAAGAGAATAAATTGTTAGTGTATTCCTGCTCTAATAAAACACTTGATGCAAAGTCAACTTGACTCCCCCCCCCCTTGATAGGAATAATTAAATGTATCTTCATAGTGTCACCCTTTAATTAAACTCAATACTTCTGCCCTAGCTGATGAATCGGTCATAAAAACACCTCTTAAACAGCTTGTAATAGTCTTAACCCCATGCTTTTTAACACCCCTACAACTCATGCAGTTGTGTTCAGCTTCTAATATGACTACAACGCCCTTGCATTCTAAAACATTAAAGATCAAATCTCCCAATTGTTCGGTCAATCTTTCTTGAATTTGTGGTCGGGTTGCCAAAACTTCTAAAGCTCTAGGGAGTTTTGACAACCCGACAACTTTTTTATCAGGAATATAGCCAATATGGGCGACACCATAGAACGGCAATAGGTGATGCTCACATAATGAAGTAAAGGGAATGCCTTTTTCAATTACGACTCGATCATAGTCACAATCAAATACTTTACTCAGGGATTCCGATGGGTTAATATTTATCCCTTGAGACATCTCTACCCAGTATTTGACAACCCTTGAAGGTGTCTCTTTCATCCCTTCTGGCAATTCACCCCATAACAACACCATTGCTGATTCTACTTGAGAGATCGCTAAGTTCAGAGTAGAAGCATTGGCTTGTACAGGTTTCATCAACCCTAACTGCGACAAGTCCTGGGAGTTTTGTTTTGATTTTGTCATAAATCCATCTGGCAATTTCTTCACTGGTAGGGTTTTCTAATCCTGTTGATTCATTCAGATAATAGTGATCCAAATAATCATCAACCAAGGGATTAATAATTCCTTTTATCTCCCCATAGTCTATCACCATTCCGGTTTCACTTCCTGACTGCTTTAGCTCATTACCTGACACATAAACAAATCCCACCCAACTATGACCATGTAACCTTGAGCATTTCCCTTGATGGTTAGAAAGTTTGTGCGCGGCTTCAAAGGTAAACTTCTTAACTAATGTCCACATTATTGAACCCCTATGATTTTGTGAGTTTGTAATGACAACCTATATCCGTGTTCTTTAACTAATTCTAATGTTAATGGTAAAGTTCCCTTTTTGTAGTTCCACTCGGGCTGCAAATAGATAGGGATATTCAGATCCTCTAATTTGCTCCTATAAAAATCAACTTCGTCACCTTTTGAGATTACGATCTTAATTTCATTAGCCATACCCCATAACTCATTTAAAACGGGGTAACGATTGTTCAGATGCTCCTTTGGGGAAAGGGTTATCCAGGCATCATTAACGGGTTGAAAGAAGCTCCCTGATGTCTCAATCGCAACAAATTTATCAGCACCATTGAGAGTCTCGACCAACTCAGGTAACTCTTTATGGATGAAAGGTTCGCCGCCGGAAATCACAATATGCTCGGATCTTAATTCCCCGATTAAATCCTCAATGGTTTTAAAAGTTTTTGTTGGTGGTTTACCTGTTTCTTTAGAGCTATATCCAGTGTCACAAAACCAGCATCCCACCGGACACCCGTACAACCGGATAAAATCGCACGGAGTCCCAGACCAAAAACCCTCACCTTGAATGCTTTGCTGGAAGGTTTCATGAATTGGAAAAGTTAGACACGGGGCTTTCACATCCTCAACTATTAATTTACTCATAAATTAGTTTGCAATAAGACTTTTAACCATGTTAACTTTAAAGTGTTGTTATTGCGTCACCATGCGCTAAATAAAACTATTGCTTCAGTACCAAACATTGAAAGGATCAGGGAAGCGGTCAGGGAGGTTATTGAGAACCCTTACCTGAATAACCGAGAGATTGGTAGGCGGCTTAACATCTCAGAAACAAATTTAAGGCGATGGAAAAAACTACCTATTTGGGAGCAAATCAGACACGAACTCCTAGCCGAACGGGCAGAAATAATTAAGGCAACAATAGAAAAGGACAGAATGGCTTATCAACAGGATTTAGAGGAAAAACAAAAAACATGGCAAGCGTTCAGGAAAGCCCTAGAGACTAACGGAGCATATTCCCTCACCCTTTCCAACAATGCCTATAAAGAAGCAGTCAGCAGTGAAAGAGACTCCCTAAAGGCTTGTTCTAAAGCCACCAAGTCAGGAGCACAAGTTCACTCTCGAAATGGGATGGAAGTTTTGAAAACTCTGGCAATGGTAGATGATCAACTCTATCAAAACAAGGTATTAATCGAATACTTTGAAAACCTTGAAAAAGAACAAACTCAAGAAATCTCAGAAGATTAATTATGCCTAATTTTGAAAGTGTTTTAGTTTTCCTGTTATTGTCTCTTGGTTTAAGATGGTTTTTGTTTAAGTACAAATTGCTTGATAGGATTAGGGAATCACTTAAACAGAAACACCAACTTTTTAGGGAGTTGTTTAATTGTCCATACTGCCAGACATTTGAGAGTTCCGTGCTAGTTTATTTTGTTCTGGGAATGCCATTTAGTCCCGTTACAGGGATTCTTGCGGGTTTATTTAATGCTTATGTTTCGGTGTCGATTGAGAATATAATTGAATCCCAGATAGAGGAGTTAGAGGGAGATTTTAAGACTCCTAAAACTTTGGAGATTCCCGACTACAAAACCCCAATTGAAATATTTAACTTAGGATCTAAATAATGGAAAGAATTGAACTATGCTCAAACAGATGTTGTCCAACCCTTGCTAAACTTGGGGATTTATGGATTATAAATGATGATTATGGTGGGGAGGTTAAATTGACACCTGATCAGCTTGATAATTTAGTAAAAGTTAAGTTGAAATATGAAAAAGATTTGGCATCTACAAGAATGATTGAAACTGAAAAGGCACGGGAAAATGGATTACTTATTCAATCCTAAAACTCAACGCTACCATTACAAACAAGGAGCGGGGCGGGGTCAATTCGTACCCGCCACTGCCATTAAGTTCATGATGCAGCGCAACATTGAGGCGACACAGGGGGATATTAAGACCATCGGGGAATTATTGGTCAATGGTAAAATATCCCTCTCAACTTGGGAAGAAATGACCGCGATCGCACTCAAAAACTTGCATATTCAATCATACCTACTTGGTCGCGGTGGTAAAGGTTCTATGAATCAACGGGACTATGGATTAATTGGCAATCGACTCAAAAAGGAATACAAATATTTGAGGGAATTTGCTAAGGAAATCCAAACTACCGGAGTTAGCAAAGCTGATTTCTTTAGGCGATTAGAGATGTATAGCAACGCCGGATCAGGTCAACACGAAAAAGCCCGAACTGAAGGACACAAGAAAGCGGGTTATTCTTGGGAGTGTAGGGTCAGAACCAAAAAGGAATCTTGCCAACCTTGCATAACTTATGAAGGCATGGGGTGGCAACCTATAGACACACTTCCCAACCCTACGGAGCGGTGCGAATGCGGATCAAATTGTGGTTGCACCAAGAAATTCGCCAAAGAAAAACCGCGAGATTTTGTCAAGCGGTTTGGGACTTTTGATTGTGCCAACTTTAGTCAAAAGTTAGGGTAACGGCGGCGGTTGTGCCACCAAGTACAGCCTCGCCCGATGTGGGTACAATGGCAATGGTGGCAACTTCGGGAGTGCCCGCAAAGGTTACAGTTATCACCCCGACTTCAGCTAATCGACCATTTGACCCGCGAGAAGAAATGATAATTTCTTGGGGGTTATTTTTATCAACATGAACAGCCATGACTTTCTCCTATGTAGTTTGTTTTAAACTAGAATTGATTTAACCTTATTGTATTAGAAATCCCTACAAATATGTTTGCAACATCAAATATTCAAGCAAATCCCAGAATTGGCTTTCCCCATCCCACACCTGAAGAAATGGAGAAGATTAAGCAATTCTCTAATGCTGAACCCCATCAGATTGTTGTTGTAGAAATTATGGCTGCTGACAATTTGATGAACAGGAGTCGGGGTAAGTGGTCTTTGGATTCCCTGAGAAGTCTAGCGATGTTAGCACCTGGAATCACTCTAACCCTAGATCACGACTGGGAAAATATCAGCAAAGTTCAGGGACGGGTATTTTCTGCTGAGTTTGAATCAGAGGAAGAAACCCCGTTTGAGGAACTGACAAAAGCGGGGAATTTTGATTTAAACCGATGGATTGTTGCCGATGAAGGTTATGCAAAATTAGAGTTAAAAGCGTTCGTTTCTGTTGATTCTCCTATCTTAGAATCCCTTTGGATGGGAACTATTTGTTATGTGTCTTTAGGACATTTCACAATAGAGGATCTATGGTGTCCGTTGTGCGACTGCTCATTTTATGACGCAGCTTGTCCCCATCTTATCCCATCCCTAGTAGAACCAGATACCGAAATAACAGCCCCATTTTATATCAGGAAAGGCTCTAAAGATTTGGGAGAAGTTAGTCTAGTTCTAATCCCAAATCTACCAGGTGCTAAGGTTGAGCTACCAGAAAATTATGATCATTGATAGAACCAATCAATTTATTGATAGAACCAATTAATCGGATGATTGACAACCTTGGCTATCCTCTCAAGCCGATCACAAGATGGGACTGACAGGTCATGCTCATATCTATGAATACTCAATCGGGCAATATCTGCCCTTTTCCCTAGCGTTTCCTGGGATAAGTTGGCTCGGTTTCTGGCAATTAATATCAATTCTCCTAAGCTAAATTCGTTTATATTATCCTCGGAGCCACTAGGAATATTGTGGCTTTTGGGCTTCGTTTGCATACCTACCCCCTCAATCTATATCACTTCTGAATAAATTGTATCACTTCGCTTAAACGCTTGGGATAAACTCAGAATTGCATACCTACCAATCTTAAAATGAAGCGTGCCTTAAATATATTAAAGGATACGTTTTCTGATAGTGAGTCGGGAGTGGAAACGGATGCAATCAAACGTTTAAATGCTGCAAAGCAAAAACGCAAGACCGATCAAGCTCCCAAGCCAGAAGACCTTCCAATTGAAAATCCAACTATGGAAAAACCGAGTTTAATTGTCGGAAAAGATAATGCTGAAAGTCCAGTAGATGTTCCCGTTATTCAACCCCAAAAAGATCCTGTGATTGAAGTTGGGGAAGACGGAAAAACTGTTGAACTTGATATGGTGGCACTAAGATCCTTGATTCAGCAGAAAGAAAAAGCGCAAGCTGACAAGGATTCTGTGATTATTCAGCAAGCTCTTGATGAACTTAAAAAAGCCAAAGAAGAAGCTGAACAAGTTAAAGATCAGTTGATTGAAGCTGAAAAAAGACATCAAGAAAGTATTAAAGAGGAGCGCAAAAAAACAGCAGATTGGACTCGGATTTTTGCTGATACAGGCTTTGATTTAAACGTTGTAGATCAAAACGTTCAACAAATTCAGTCAGATTATAAACCCTCACCTTATCTGCAAGTAGAAGGTCGGACTCGCTCAATCTCAGGGCTTGATGCCTATAGAGAAGTTAAGCGTATCCTGGAAAGTAAAGCTGATTGTCCTCTGTCTACTGCTGTTAATCCCTTGTCGGGTGAGATTGTAGAGTTTAAAGATACAGGAAATTTGGATAGATTTGTTCGTCAAAATAGAGATTCTATTATTGATGGATTGGATCAACAAATGAAGCGTGGCGGTTTGTTGCAAGGGCGAAATTCAGATAATACCAGCCCTACAACTATTTCACCGTTTTTCCTGGAAACTTTAAGCGCGCTGACTCGCGTCAACCACTCTCCTGCTTTTATCTTCTGGCAATTTGCAAATCGCAATATTTCCTTGGGATATAACGTCGGAGACACGATTCAAATCCCCCGAGTTAGATATTCTGCTTCGGCAACTTCTACTAATGCTTGGAAGTTAGATCCTTTAGTAGATATCACTGCCACGAATCAAGCTATTGAGGCGGGTCACGTCAAAGCGATTTTAGAGGAGTATGGTCTAGGCAAGGATGCTACCATGCCACCCCTCACCGTTGCTGAGTTCTATATGCGGACTTCCTTGATGGATTTGATGCCATTCATTGAGAGAAATCTTGGCTATAACTACAATCAGTTTGAAGACTTACTGATTCGTGAGCTATGGGGTGGTACTACTCGGATTGTTTATAACGATAACGGTGTTGTGACAACGACCGTAGGCAACGTGAACGTGGGTGACAGTGGATTACTTAATCTCACTTTCTTGACCAACCTCTATGCTTACTGCTATGGGAGTCTCCAAATTCCCCCGCTTGATGATGGGCATTATATTCTAGTGACTAACCCATTCTCGGCTGCGGCACTGACCAATTCCCTACAAGAGAATAGTCGGTACACCTCCCGCGTGGCGATGAATGATTTAACGTCGCTTCTGAAACAGACCACGATGAATGATTTGGGAAGAACAGACGGATATCAGTTCAGCGTTGCCAACTTCCACATCTTTGTGTCAAACGCTTTTGGTGCAGGAATTGTAGGTACTGAGGGTGTGCAATCCGAGACTACCGGAGCAGGTGCTAAAACCACTCGGTCATCCTTTGTCGCAGGGCGTGACACCATCGGGCGTTCAATCGCCATGCCGTTCACCATTAAACGAGCCAAAGAGGACGGTTTTGGACGGATTAACCGATTCATCTGGAACTCGTATGAATGCGCGGCTGCTTTGGATGTAGATCCGGCTTCTAATCCCCCAATGTCTAACGATCAACAATTAAGAGTTGTTGAAGTTCGGACTCTTGACGTTGCTATTTAGGAGCATAAATAAATGGCAAGTTCAGAGAAAGAACCCATCAAGGAAACAATTTTAGATCCGGTACCAACTCAACCCAAAGCGGAGCCAAAACCGGAGACTAAAAAACAAGAAAAAGTCCAGGGCATTAAGCCTATTTATCCAAAATACGCTGGCTATTCCTGTCCCGTTTGTGGGTCAAAAAGACTGACGGATGATTCGGGAAAGTATATTTGTCCTGTCACCCCAAAACCATCTGATTGTCCGGTCAAATAGGGGGATTAAATGCCCTTTACTTTAGAGGAAAAATGGGAAGTTTTGAGAATTTTACGAGTTGACATTTCCGAAGAAACGCCTGTAATGACTCTACTAGAAACCTTAGAAACTCGCTCTGAGGCTTGGGTTCAACAAACCCAAAAGCTAATTCTTAGAATCAAAGATTTTGAGGATAAATCAGACGAAGCGGCTACAGGATTAACCCGAGTAGATGTCATTGAATGGAAAGAACATCGCAGGTGTGACATCGGTTATCACTTGGAAAAACTCAGACGAGAATTAGCCAAAACAATCGGCTACAAATCAATCTCTCAATTCAATCCCTTCTCAATAGGAGAAGATAATAATGGCTACAGGATCTTTTACCAATCTCGCTGCTCAGAAATATCTCGATCACATTTTTGGAGGCAACTCTAAAAGTTCACATTCTCCCTATTTGGCAGCGTTTATCACTACCCCATCGGTTAACGGCCCTGGGTCTGAACCTGCGGGCGGGGGATATAACCGAGTAGCACTGAATGGCACTTATTTTAGCGACTCAACAACGGGAACAATTACCCAGTTACTTGATATTACCTACCCCCGTGCCACCGCTAATTGGGGTCAAATTGTCGGATTCGGTTTGTTCGATTCGTCTGTAGCGGGGAACTGTTACGTCTTTTGGCACGCCGAAGACGTTGAGACAATAATGGTACGCGATCGCCTAATCGTACTCGCAGGGGGATTGAATCATACCTTTATCTCTGGACTGTATAGCAATTATCTCAAGAATTTAATCTTGAATGACTGCTATAACATCAGTCCGATCCCCGTGTTCCCGACTATTTACGCAGCCCACTACCTGACAGCACCAACAGCAACCGCAGGGGGAACTGAACCCACGGTAGGGGGTTATACGCGTCAAGCTGTAGCCAATAGCGCAGTGAACTTTTCGCCGTGGTCAGGGGGTGAAAAACTCCTAAGCTCGGACATCTTGTTTCCTCTGGCAACAGCTAATCAAGGAACTCAGACCCATTTCGGTTGGCATGATTCTCAAACGGGCGGTCAATTTCTCGCAGGGGGTGCTTTGGATGTTGCCAAGGCTATTGATCTCAATGATCAATTCAAATTCCTAGCGGGTGAGATTACCCATACCTTAATTTAGGAGGGAATTATGCCACTAATTTTAGGTTCGGCAACAATTCCGGTGGTTAGTCAAACCGCAGAAGTCGCGGCTCTGGATTTGGTAAGGGAGCGCGGTGCCTTAATCCGAATGGATGCAGTCACCCAAACAGCATCCGCAACTACAGGGCGTGATCGTTCCCCTTTGATAACAACGGCTTTTAGTTTGTTAAAAATAACTATTAACAAATATGAGAGACACCGCCACGGAATTGCTGAGATTAACCCAGAAACGGAAACCACCGTAGTCCCTTGGGTGTTTTCTCCATCTGTTCCGGCTCCAAAAGTTGAGTTATTTGTTGATGATTTAGTCCCTATTGAATCCTCAACAATCAAGAAAGGTGCTAGTTTCAATCTGACTTATATCTTGACAGGATATCGTCTAGGTTATCTCTTTGCAGAATTTGAGATTTTAACACTAGGAAATACACCCGTTATTAGTAAAAAAGTTGAACTAATGCCCGGTGGGATTTCTGAGGATGACACCACAATTTTAGCCAATGGAGAGGAACAAATCATTGGGACTGTGTTCATTCTCCCTCACGAAACCCAAAATATTCCAGGGGATGAGTGCAAATATTCCTTTAGAGTTGGCAACAAATCAACCCGAAAATATCAACCCATTTGTGGTTATTTGAGGTTTGATTGCGATGGTTGAATCTTTGCTTGATATGAGTTTCAAGTTTGAAAGAACTGGTCAGGGTGTTAATGACAACGTTAATCCTGAGTTCCCTAGACAAGATACCGTGATTTTAAAGGGAACTATAACCGGGGGAAGTTTAACCGGATTAGTGGTTAAAGGAACTCTTAAACTTGTTCCTCAAAATGTTGTTATCGCATCAAAAACCATCACCGCAGGGGTGACAATTGTTGATGTTAATAACTTCGTGAAAAAGGTAACTGTAATTATTGCAGACCCCGAAGACTCGGAAGGTTTAGAACCTGGGCAACAATTTGTTTTTGATGTTCAGGCAACAACAACCGGAACACCCCCAATCGTTCGGACGGTTAAAGGTAGATTCAAAATTACCGAAGACTACACATTAACCGTTCCAACTCCCACACCTTAATCAATAATAGGAGAACAAAATGTCAACAAATAAACCGTTTTACTTAGCAGGAACTCAAGGTGAAGGTACACGGATCTGGGTTGCACCCGTACCTTGTTCTTTGATTGCACCTCAATCTGGCACTTTCACTGTAGCAACAGGGGGAGCGGATGCGGGGGATACCTCAATTCCCATCACGGCTGCAACATTTCTAACCCGTCCCGAAGTAACTTCCCCTTTCCTGCTGTTTAAAGACTCAGTTACAGGTGAAGAAACCTTGGTAGAGGTTAATGGAAATATCACGGCGGGTGCTACATCGATCACGGTCAAAGCATTACCCAAAAACATCACAGCCGCGTCAACTGCGGTATGGCCGACTAAATTGGGCGGGCGGTCAACGGTCAACAATAGTTCTGAAGATGACGAAACCGAACTGGAAAACTTTGATAACGACGGATGGAGAGACTATGCTAAAACTTCATTAGGTCAAACCATCACCACAACGGGGATGTTTATGAACCTTGATGCAGGTTATATGAACGTCAAAAAAGCAAGGCTGCAATATCAAGTCGGCGCACCTGGAAAAGTATTTTTAAAAGTAGCTTACCCGACCCCAACTTGCCCTGGTGACACCGCCTATACTTCTGGGTTTATTTATTCAGGAATTGCTAATATTACCTCTGATCCGATTGAGTCATCTTCCAAAGGAATCATTATGGGGAATATTGACTTTAAATATTGCGGTATCGTTACCGTAACCTTTAATGGATCTCCATTAGTTGTAACAGTTTAATAAAGGGAGTTTACAAAGGATTTATTATGGGTTTACCGTTTTTTCTTCAGTCAAAACGTAGCAATGAAAGCTATGAAGAAATTCAGGGGGTGAAGTTTTTTGTCCATAAAGGTGAGAAGGGTAAAAACGCTTTACTCGCTAGTGAACAAGCTAGAATTGACGAGGTTTCCGATAAATTTTCCCCTGGTTTTACCTTGGTGGCAAAGTTAGCTCGGACTATTGCCGAAGCCGAAAAAATCAAGCTCACAAAAGCCTACGAAGTTATTACTTCATCATCAGAAGAAAATGACAATAGTGAGATTGACTATCAGGAGATTCGGCTAAAATACGCTTCTGATATTGGGGAGATGTCAGTACAATTAGATCGGGAATCATCTGCTAAGAAAATGGCAGTTTGTACCGTTGCAATTGCTAATCGGTGTTGGCAATCCCTAAAGGATGAATTTGATTTGTTGTCAGATGACAGCCCTGAACGTTCCTCTCTATTAGGTGCGATTCAAGAGATTAAGAAATGGTCTGATTCTGATACCGAAAATCGGTTGAGTTGGGGCTACATTGAGGATGTTTGGGCTTTTATTGAACGGCAACGGAACGGCGGTAAAGACCCCGACGCTGTGACAACAGAAGCCAAGGAAATCACTGAGGAAGATATAAAAAAGGCTTCCGAAGAACCAGTAGAACTGATTGGGGAGAAATCTATTGGAGAATCCAAAGGCTCTGGCCGTCAGAAATCCGATTCAAGTCAGAAAACTTTGGCAACCAGCCAGTCTGGTTGATCCTTAACGCTTTAGAGTACGGGGAGAAATTCGAGAGGGAGCGATTACACTTTGAGGAAATTGCAATCGCTCAACTCTCATCCCTTCTCTATAGATTTAACGTCACGAAACCCCCCTACAAAAGCACTGAGGATTTCTGTTTCTTCAAATCCCAAGATAAGAAATTCTCAACGGCTTGCTGCAACACATTCCAGTCATTGTTAGACTCTCAAAAAATTCCATCATGGGCTATTCCTGAGATGCCCTCGATGGAATTATTAGAGGGAGTTACGGATGGCAAGGCTAAACCTCCTAGGGCATTTATCGCGGTGGGAATACTATTGCTTTGTCCTGAGATTATTAATCTTGAGTGGGTACAATGCGACATCGCGGTATTTGATTCCCATATCAAGCCAGGGGTTCATGTTGTCTATGACTGCGACACCCGCCAAGCCTATCGAATTGAAATTCCTGAAGATGCCAAAAACTATGAAGTTAACTTGGCTTGTGAACTAATCAGAGAAGGGGCTATTTATGGTTAGAAAAAGTTACTTTTTGCCACATCTGGACAGGTATCTACTGAAGGCGACTCTATATGTAGAGGTTGCCAGTGATAGCTTAACAACAGACAACCTAGGCAATATAGTTCCCTCTAGCCATAAACAGCCCTTTATCTGTTACCTCAAGGAGACAGGTTCTAAAGGGGATTTGAAACAACAAAGACCAGGGGGAATGGGATTATCTCAAAGCTATATGAAAGGCTACCTTGTGGAGCCAATGGTGTTTCCTGATAGCGTTGTTTTACCTTGCGAGTTTGACGCAGAAATTGACGGCAAAAAGGGGAAGTTTTCAGCTAATATCCATAATCAGCAACCCTGGGAAAAAGGATATACAGGGACTAAAATTGAGGGGTGGTGGATTGATAGTTGAGGTTTTATGAGTATTAAAATCAACAAATCTGCATTAAATAAAGTTTTAAAAGCCGTTGACGATGCTTTCGCTGAGGTTGTCGTGGCTCTTGATAATGAATTTCATGCTGTGATAGAAGATCCTAACGAATTTTCTGATCTAGGGTTAGATAATCAGGATATTATTGACACTGGGCGTTTTAATAATTCTCAGATTTTAAACGTTTCAAAACAGGGCGGTAAAACTGTTGCTAATTACGAATGGAACCCTCACAGTCCCGAAACTGGAGAACCCTACGCGGGACGCATTTTAACGGGCTTTAGAGCTTATCGGGTCGGGCGTTGGATACCGGGTCGGGACTGGACAGAACGGGCGGTTAAGAGGTTAGATCCGGTAGAGATGTTTGAGAATGAATTGAGGTATTTGTTGTGAGGGTTGGACAAACTTATTATGATATAATAAAAACCCCTCGCGGTGCGCTTAACACCCAGGGGAAGTAATCAATAAAAGGAAATTGACCACATGAACAACGTTACTAAATTATAGTAACTTAAAATGATCGTTGACAACCGTAACCCCAAATTCTTTACAGACTTGCTTAACAACCTCTATGTCAGTTGATTTGCTGATGTCAAACAGACAAAGGTAAAGTCTATGAGTAAGATAGTATTGACTATATCCACACAATTGTCCGAGTCCATGTTTCCATTGAGATCCTGACTTTATTTCGCACAAGATATCATCACCCAAAATATCTATCCGTCCAATGGGTGTAGAAACTTCCTTTGCAAACCCAAATCGTTTACTCAGTTTTTCTTGTATGTTTCTTTCCAGTAATTTGTAGGATGTTTTATCTTTTAAAGGTTTTAGATCCTTTAAGAACTCTTCAGTCCATTGTTTATGAGATATTCTTTCTTGCTTAATTTTGATTTCGCCATTAAATACCTTTTCAATTGCTTTGGGGGTAAAGAACTGATCTATTAAACTTTTCCAAGCAAGTTTATTCCCATCAAGATCCTCTTGACGAGCAAACATTACTATTTCCGATGTCTCATAATACTCTTTTGTTATATTGTATTTTTCTTTCAAACTTAACGGGCTTAAACCAAGGATAGTTGATAGCCCTTCAGTGTTGACATAAAACCCACCTGTTACGCCTTTAAATATCTTGACAGTTATTCCGTTTTGAAAAGTAAGAGATGTTGATTGTATTATAGAAAAGTCTTGTCCTGATATACTAGACATAGTTTGCCTCTACAGTAGGTGAACTCGTACCCTCGGACATTTGCCGTGTCGTGAGGGCATCTTTATTATATCACAATAAGCAAGCCAGAGGATAGGCAGGAATGGAAGTTGATTGAGGAACAGGAATTATTCTTATCTGGGATTTGGAATGGAAGTTGATTGAGGAACAGGAATTATTCTTAACTGGGATTTGGAATTGAATACTTAAAAGGCACGGGTTTGAATCCGTGCCTTTTTGGTAGTTAATGGTTTAATTCCTGCTCGATTCTGTCAAAAACCTCTTTGATTATTCTTAGGTTTTTAATAGCTTGATTTCCTGTGTAGATTTCTGTTTTCCCGTAAATTGTTCTCACTCTTAGGATTGGTAATTGTGAGTTTGAATTACTGATTTGATATTCTTTAATGTCTTCAACTTTGATCATTGTTTTAGTCCCTATTTAATATGGTGTATTTGTCGCAGTCACCGGATTTGATCCGGTGGCTTGTTTATTGGCTGGTTGATTTACAGAGCCTGAATAGCGATCGCGTACCAATCCTCAAAGGACTTGATTTTATTAAACTCCCCATTATTTATCAACTTTTTAACCCAGGCTTGGTAGATTTCAGAGAAGAAAACGTCATCGGGGTTTTGTTGGGGTGTCGGTGCGGGTGTGGCTTTTTTGAATGTTGAGAATTGAACTAGGTTGGACTCCGTTGTTGATTCGACTGATACCGAGGTGGATTCCGTTTTGTCGGGTGTTTTTGCTTCGTCTGTGTCGGTCACGGTAGATTCCACTTTAAGCTCAACCCCGTTTTTAAGGTATTCGTAGTATTGTCTTGTTGTGGCACGGTCTTCTTTTCCTAAGAAGTTGTCAAAAGTTCCTCTCGCTCCATTCCAAACCATCTCGCTATTATTGGCTTTTGTTAGGTTCATCGCCCATTCTTCTCTTTCTTTTGTATATGTGGGATATAGGTTGATCCCGTACCCTTCATATCGAACATTAAAATAAACCGTGCTACCAGAAATCTGAACTGTATCGTATTTACTTGTTATTGCATCAACCTTTGCGACTGTAGCTTCTGTTTTAAGCTCTATCTCCCATCTGACATCGACACTATATCTTGTGGTGTTAACCGTGAATTTAATGCCGGGGAACTCTTTTTTGAGTGCTTTTTTTAATTCTCTTGCGGGTGATGCGGTTGTCATTGTCATTGTCTTTGTCCTTTGCTTCGTGTTTTATCCTTACAATTAATATAGTACAGATATCCAGAATATGTCAAGCGTTTTCTGAAAATATTTTTTATTTCTTCCGTCTCTCCCTCCTGTAGTGCATTTGGCACAATCCCCCGGCGTAATGGGGTTTGTCACAGAGGGTGCAAGTCCGACCTTTTGATGTGCCACTGGGTCGCCCTGCTTTTCCCTGTTGTGCGGGATCTGTTAGCTGTTTGTGGCATTCAGGGCATTTGTAGGCTTGACGACCTCTCTTAAATCCGTCTAGCCACATTGCGGTGTTACATTCTGGACAATTCATATTATGATGGGGTTGTGTTTTATCTTTACAGCCACCGGGTTTATTCGGTGGCTTGTTTCTTGGTTAGGGCTTGCGATTATTAGTCAAGATGTCGCAAGTTAATAAAACCTTATTAGCTTGACTAACAAAGTTTCCAGGAAACCGCCAATTAATCATGTATGTATGAGACATATCTTCTAATTTTAGTCCACCGTTGCCTGAACTATTTTTATAAACTTTCATCATCTCTTGTAAACCCATCATAACCCCGTAAGATGCTCGACCATTAAACTGCCAATATTCGCCATATTCATCACTCCACTTAGCTGTGGCGTTAGCAATTAATTTTTGAATACTTTTGATTGTTATTTTGAATTTTTCGCTATCACCCTCATTTTTTACGGGGAAGTTTAATACTTGTGAGCCAACATTTATTGTGATTGTTTCTGCAACTTTCTCGACTTGTTTGACGGGCTTGGTTGTTATTCCTTTGTAGAAATCTTCGATTTTCCCTTCTAGCTGAGTTAACTCAAAAGCCCACTTTCTAATTAGTGACTTGACGCTTTTGAACTTGGACATTAAAGATTTTAGTTGTAAGTATCTTTTTGTCAGTGATTGAATAGCCATGTCGTTTTGTCCTTTGCTTGTGTTTTATCCTTACAATTAATATAGTACAGATATCCAGAATATGTCAAGCGTTTTCTGAAAATATTTTTTTGAGGTGTTGCGATCGCCTGCTAATACATATTTTTAGCCCGTGTCCAGTCAGCCAAAACTTGACGACTATCACCTGTTGGGTCACTGGATACAACGGTTAAATTCTCCACATTTGGGGCGGTCGGTTTGTTGATCAGTCCCTCGATTGCAGTAAGGAGCGAGTCCAGTTTGGTATTGATTTGAGAAGTTAGGTCTACCATCGGAGTGATTGGGGATAAATCAAATTTGATAGAAGACATATCTACCTGAATTATCTGATCGACGTTTATAGCCCCTTGAGATGCCAACTCACCTCCTCTTAGCGCCGTGTCCTGCAACGCCTTCCGGTTTGCTTCTTGCAATGCAAACCTTTCATTATTCTGGTCAGATGCCAAAGCCTGTTGATCAATCCCTGCAATCTGATTGGATACCGTCAACTTATCAACAGCAATCCCTAACTGTTGTTGACTTAACTGAGTCCCCTGTTTGGTCAATTCGTAAGCCTGTTGTGCGTTTTGAATCTCCCTTGGGTCGCCATTGACATTAGCTTTTTCCAGTGCAATTTTAGCCTGTAATTCGGCTTGTCGTGCCTTGTTCAAGCTAATACTCGCCTCCATAATGGCATTCTCGGCTGTGAGTTTGTTGATCACTTTTTGCAATTGCATTTGAGCATTTTGAATCTTTTGCTGTTGCTCCAATTGCCGAGTTTTCATCTCTAAAAGTTTCTTTTCCTCTAAAGCTGATTGGTTGAATTGTTTAGTCCGCAAATCACGAATATCAGACTCGGATAAGAATGTGCTGCCAGACCCCGCGCCCGCCATTTTCCGAATTAGATCCATCAGGTAACGAGTTCCTTTGTATTCAGCAAAATTAATGGAATTGTCCGCAGCCCGTTTCTGCAAGTCTGGCAACCGCCCCAATAAATCCTCGGCACTACGAGATCGATCAAGCGCGGCTTGTCTTCTCTGTTCTTCACCTTTGAATAACGACTGCTGTAATTTGACCTGAGCCTCCATCACAGTTTTCTCTCGGTCTAAACTCTCAACTATTTGCTTGCGTTTTTCTAACCCGTAGGAATATCCCATTTCCTGTTGCTGGAAAATGAGATCAATTCGAGATGATTCATCATCAAGAGCTAAAATTTTGAGGTCTTTTAATTGCTTAACCTTCTCAATTTGTTTATTAATTAAATCAAGTTTTAACTGTTCAGCTTTTATGGTTAGATCCGCCGTTCTTTCCTCTGCTTCTCGCTCGGTTAGGGCGTTCTGTTGACGGAGTTTGGCAACTTGTTTAATCTGGGTTAATGTTTCCTTGAGTTGCTTTTTAGCTTGATCTCCTTGTATTTGAGTGAGTGCGATCGCTGATTGCTGCTCGGCTCTTTGACTTCCAATTAAATCAATTTGCCCTAACTGTTTTTGTCTAACAATTTGCTCTTGACGAATAGCACTTAATTGGAGAATGTTTTCTTGTTTCTTGGTTGCCCGTTCAAAATCTTCAACCATCCGGCTGTACATTCTATCTCTGTCTTCGATAGTCCGTTGGTTGATTCGTTGGTGTTGCTGTAGCTCATAGTCCTTTAATTGGAGTGTAGTTGAGGTTATATCCTGTTCAATCTGCCGAGAGCGGTCTTCATATTCCCGTTGGGTTATTTCACGCTTAGCATAATGAGATTGCAGAATAGATAAACGACGCTGTAATTCCTGCTCATAGGCTGTACTGGTCTGGAATTGAACAGCAAGTGTTTCATCCTCTGTTTGGCGAGTGGTTTGAGTCTGGGCATCTTCACCGGATCTAGTCCGAGTATCTAATACGACTTCCCTTTGAATCTGGCTATTTTTCTGATTAATTTGAGCTAGGGATTCCCTGAGCTTGAGTTGATGCTCAATTTTTTGATTTTCTCTGTCTAATAAATCAAGGCGAAGCTGTTGAACGGCTTGTCTTAACTGTAACTCCTGTTCGGCTACCTGTTGAACGGCCTGTACAGATTGAAGTTCCAAATCACGGCGGCGGGTTGCGAATTCCTCAGCAGATATCAACCCTTTGCGGTAATATCCTTGCAAGGTTTCTAAAGATATTTTGGCAATTTGTTCATTCTGTTTTGCAGTATCTAAAGATATTTTTCCTTTTGCTACGTCAACTTCGTAGGGCTTAATTTGTCCCGATAATTGACCCTTGGCAACTCCTAGTAAGCTCCGAGATTCCCCAACCTGAACTTTTCCCTGAGCTTCGGCTTTGTAGTAATCAAATCGACTCAATAACGTTTGAGACTTTTCTTTTTCTAATGCCAGAGTAGCTTCGGCTTCCTCTCGCTGCAAACCAATCAAACTTGACTCTTGTTCCCGTAGCAAAATCAAGGCCTCTAACGCCTTGCGTCGCTGTGTATCAGCTTCATCAACACCCTCTAACTCAATCTTTAACCTCTCTAAACTGTCACCGCCATAATTCGCCGCGTATTGCGACATTAATGGGTCTTGTAATAGCTCTTTAAGTCCTTTGATTGCATTTTTGGAGATGTTTATTTTATTGTTCACTAATTCCAAAGCATTCTCAGATCGTTTTAAACTTGCAGAACTTGCGGCAAAAACATCCTTGGTAAAACCTTTAAATTCTGTTTCAGCGATCGCTCGAAGATTCTTATCTGCCAATTCAGAGGCGACACGATTGAACATTTCCATCTCAACTCTAATATTAGCCAATACCTTCATTAGCTCGGATAAAGTTGTTTGCGCTCCGGTTTGCCTCTCGATATTTTGAAGTTCAATCTTGTAGGCTTTCAATACTTCAATAGTAGCGAGGGCTTCTGCTCTTAACTTGCTATCGTTAGTTTCCTTGGCTAATTTCTGATAGTTTTCTAATTCTATATTTACATTAATTAAACCATCAGATAACGGTTGCCCTAGCGTATCTCTTAATTTCCGAATTTGCACTATTTGATCATTTATTTGTGATTGCGATTTTGGGTCTTTGGTTAAGCTAGATTTTTGCCGTAGTATTTCAACTTGAGCATTTAATTCTTTAATTCTGGTAATATTGTCTTTGCTTTTAGCTGGATCAATATAATCAAAGAGCTCTTTCAAAGCTCCCGACGCTCTGCTTTGTTGGAGTTGTTTAACCTGTCTAGCGTCAACAACAGTCTGCTTTAGACTGTCTCTAAGTTCTTTGTCTTGAGCATTTTCTGTTGCAGCAAACGGATTAATAGCATTAAGAGCGTTTAACGGGTTCGCAAATCTATTTATTTTTTGTAAAGCATTTTCGCTTTTTCTCTCGTCAGCAATTCGCTTTTTAGTTATCGAGTATTCTGTTTCTGGCTTCCCTCCAGGAGCGGGTGTAGCTTTTCCTTTATTAAGTTCTTTAACTAAATCCTTAACCTCTTGTCTTGATTTTTGGAGGTTTTTGATTAGGGATTCTGACCAAGTTTGTACCGTTGTTTTGGAGAAAAAGGTATCCCAGACATCAGCTAATATTTTAAATGCCTCGATTGTTAACCAGACAACTGCTGTGACTGTAGCGAATTTAGCTACAGAAGGGACTATGAAGTTGTTGATAGCGTATCTTAAACCCCTTACAGCTTTTGTGACGGTAAAAGATACTGCGTGGATATCCCATAACCCTTTTACTAATCTAACAACAGAAGGTAAAAACCTGCCCAATGCCACAGCAGTAGCAGTCTGAATAATTTGTGAGAATGTTCCTGCGTATTGAGTAACTCCTTTTATGACCCCGCTCAATACATTCATCCCTGTGATCAGGATTCCTTGAAACTCTTTCCCAGCAGCAACCTGTATTTCTGTGATAGCGGTTTTTAATCGGGTTAAGGAAGATTGGGCGGTATTGGAAGCTCCTGCTACACCATCTGCTGTTTCTGAAGATAATTGATTGGCAAATTTAGGAAGAAAATCCGTAGCAGCAAGTTGTCCAGTCGCAATAAGTTTAAATAGTTCTTGCTCCGTAAGGTTCATGGATCTCGCTGCAATTTGGAAGGCACCCGGAATTCTTTCGGCCAACTGCCCTCTGAGTTCCTCCATGCTCACAGTGTTGTGATGCTCGTATCCCTGAGCATCTAAATAGAGATGGTCTCCACTAATAAAAAACCCGAAAAACTCCCCAACGTTTAACCTTTCAATCGTGAATTCTTCTATATTCCAATGTTCGTTAATTAATTTATAGTTTGCTTTTTCTTTAGGACTTAGCTCAATGTAATCAAATAAATTAACAGTGTTTTTAACGCCGTTCTCGTCAAAGAGTCTCATCTTGTGACTGCGGTTAACGACAAATGAGTCTCCATGTTTGGGCTTGATATTCCATAATTCTTCTGTGCCATGTGCCAACATTAAAACTTTTCGAGGGGTTTTATCGACTCCCATCAAATAATCCCCCACTTTAATGTTTTCTACTTTTTTAGTAGAGCCATCAGCCATTCTAATTAGCGAACCTTTCCCGTGACAACCTTTCCCTGCTATTTGAGAAATTGCAAGGATAGAGCCTTCTAATTCTTCTCCCGTTAATCCAAATACCGTCCCAGCTTGCATTAGTCCAGACATTAATTGATTTGTTATCTTCCCTTCCATCGGAGTGTTTCGGGTGCTGGCTGCTAATTTTTTATAACTTTGTAGGGCTGGCTCTATAGCTGAAGATGTGCGTTCAATTTCACTTCTTAAGAATGCGATTTGTTTTGCACCTGCTTTTGTTCCTCCTGACAAAAAGTTAATGGTGTTTTCTAATACTTGAAAGCGTTTTGTAACTTCAAAAGTCCCTGAAGCAATATTTTGAAATTGGTTTTTAAAAAAATCTAATGTATTAAAACTAACAAAAGCCCTCCTAAACTTGACAAGTAAAGACAAGAATGGCTGATCTTTTTTATTACTAATATCCGAAAGACTTTTGATTTCGTCTATAAATCTTTTCAAAGGAGAAGATGATCTGGTTTCTTGACGATCTAATCCAGATTCAACGTTTTCTAGTTTTCCAACTGACTCCAACATTCTTGCGACAGCTTCTTGTGCTTTTTCTGCATCAGGGGGGAGATTTGCAGCAATTTCCACTAACGCTTCTGAGATAGAATCCAAACCCTCTGTAGCTCCATCAAGTCCTAATATCCCCTCAAACTCAAAAGGATCAGACCCTATGGCATTTATTTTTTCAATGTTTTCCTCTATAGAATTTAAAGCAATTAAAACAGATGGATCTATTGATCCTCCGTCTATTAGACTCTCTATGTTGCTTCTAATTTTTATGAGAAGATCTTTAAAATCTTCACCTTCTTCTATCGCGTCCTTGAAAAAATCAGCCTCTTTTTTGTTAATATCATTCTCTATGTCTACTAAATCAAAAGGGGGTGTTTTTGATGTACTAGGATCTGGTGTAGTGGGTGTTAGCACTGCGGGTGTTTTTTGTCCTAAAAGGTTTTTAACCTTTACCCCAAAACCTTTAATAGCTTTCCCTATGTCAAAATATAAAACTTTTGCAATCTCAGGGGCATTTCTTTCTAGGAAGGGTTGGACAGCTTTACTTACTGCAATAGCCCCAGCCCCTGCGGCAAGAGTTAAAACAACGGGAACAGCTATAGGACTGGCCGCAACAGATCCAGCAGCCAAGCCACCAGTTGATGCCATTGCACCCCCTTGGGTTCCAAACACGCCAACCCCCAATGCTCCAATCCCCAACAAAGCCTGTTGTCCTGACTGAACTTGCATTTTTTCGGGAATCTGTAGTTGAGGCATTGGAATTTTTAAGTCGGGTAGCTCTATGTTTTCTGCCTTCCCTAGCTTGGCTTCTTCTTTTGTGAGGTTTTCAGCAATAGAGTCCGCTCTTTCTCCATAAGCCTTCAATGCTGATATCATCCCCTGAATATTTTGCCCTATTGATTGAGGAATGCTATACTCTTCTTTTATGTTTTCAAGTTGAGTTACAGCATCAAAAATGGCATCCAAAACATCATAGGATTTGACTTTTATATCAGTCAAAGCATTCGACAATTCTTTTTCACCTGAAATATCTTTTAACCCTTTTATTAAATTATTTATTTCTTTTTGCTTTTGACTAATCCCTTCTTGAGCTTTTTTATATATTTCCTTAAGTAATTTAAAACCACTTTTTTCTAGTAGCCGTTCTTTTGTTAGATCAGATTCTTTCTTTTTCCCAACAGAAGTTAACCCGCTCGATCCAGATGTATAATAAGCTTCCTGAATTGCGGTTTTTTTCGCCGTTTTTGCTAACTGAAAAGAAATTTCTTCCGAAGTTTTACCAGTGGGTGATTCCCCGATATTTTTAAGTGTTTCTATTAACGAGTCTTTTTTAAAAAAAGTCTTTAGATCGTGAGCAATACTTTGTATCTCTTCTATATCTAATTCATAATCTTCCCCGTTATCTTTTTCTGAGAAAGGAATATCTACTAGCTCTATAATAGGTTCTATCACAGGTTCTATAATAGGTTCTATAATAGGTTCTATCACAGGTTCTATCACAGGTTCTATAATAGGCTTTACAATAGGTTCTATAATAGGTTCACTTTGATTGACTACAGGAGGTTCTACAGACCCCTTTATAGGAGTGTCATCAACGCCCTGTTTTTTCGGTTTTTTTGATTCTATTTCCTGTTTTTTTAAAATGAGTGCATTTAATTTTTTTTGTGAGTCAACAGCAACACGCCCCTGTTCTTTTTCTACTTTTATTACTTCTTGTAAATATTTTATCCTTGCATCTATAATCGCTTCCTCTTGTTTGTTTTGTGATTCTGTAATTTGTATTGCATCAGACAAGAGGTTTAACGCTGCGTCACTTGCCTCTCTTGGATTTGCGCGAACTACACCACCTTCTTCTAATGGGGCGGACTGTATTTTCAAAACAGTAGATAAAGTACCTTGAGATTTATCTATTCTTTTTAAAAACGTACTAACAATTGCCTTGATCTTTGGGTCTTCTATTGTTTTAATAAGTTCTGACAAAGCATTTGATAATTCGGTCAGATCACTTGGGATTGAGGCTAAGTCATTAGATGCAATTTGGGCAAATTTAGACAACTTTCCTAACTGCTCTATATCTGTCGATTCAAGATCTGTGTTTTCTAATACATTTTTTATTTTAGTCAACCTATTCGATGATGATGTAAAGTTTTCCTGAAATTGTTTCACAACACCAATTAAAGCAATAAATTCGTCTGAAAGCTGGCTCAATTCTTCATCTGAAAGAGCTTCAATTTTCGTTAAAAAATCTTGACTGGATAAGTTTATTAGTTCGGCTACAGATTTTACTGGATTGCTCTGAAAATCAGGTATTCTCCCCCCTCGAAAGCCAGTCTGATTTTCTATTTGTATTTGCTGCCTTTTCTTTGTCATCTGATCTAAAACTTTTCGAGTCAATAACTCAGCACGAATATAAGCGTCCATCTCCTGTCTTTTGACTTTCTCTAATTCTTCAATAGACGGAGATTTGCCCTTCTCTCTTATTTCACTATTTTGATAACTCCTAACAGAAATTGAAACTCCTCTATTTATTTTTCGTAATTGTTCTTCACTAAGATTATCTTTTGCGTCTTCAATCGTCATCAATTCTTTTGTACTAGAAGAAGAAGCCCCTTCTTTCCCAAAATTATATTGAAAAGCATGGATAAGCTCATGGACAACAATATTCAATTTTTCTTCTGATAAACTCAGAAGTCCTTCTAGGTCTATGGAATCAAAAGCTTTTATGACTTCCTCACTAAGTCGAATAAAGTTATCATCAGGGGAATATGCCCCGCTTCTCATGTCATTTTCTGACATCGGAATAATCTTTGGAGTTTCCGATTTTAATGGGGTTTTTAACCCTGTCTGTTGAGCTATTATTTGAATCAGAGAAAATAAATTTCTTTGGGCTTTCGTTTCAAAAACTTGAGAGTTTCCGGTTTTTTCTTTCTCTGTTTTATTTCCTGAATTCCGAAGTTTTACAACGTTTGCGTAGGCGTTTTGCATTGTATCACTAGCTTGTAATAGCAATAACGCCTGATCTTTAAATCTAGCTTTTAGTTGTTCTAAATGCCTTACCTGCTCTCTTATGGCGTTCTCTACAGACTCACTTGTTTCTTTGTGTCTTTTTTTCAAAAGGCTTGCCCTTCTCGCCAATTTATCAAGAGAGTCAGACAAGGATTTGTTCTCAGCAAGACTTTTAGACAACCCTGAAGTATCGTCCGGTTTTAAATTTCCCCTTTCTTCCAGGTTTTTTAATAGCTTCTCCTCAATGCCTTTGGATTTTTCCTCTATTTCTTTCAACTCTTCTTCTATTTTATCCCCTTTAAAAGCATTGAAAAGGGACTTCGCTTTCTCGGATATCTGTTCCTCGTATTTTTGGATTTCTTTTTCTGCCTCCTGTAATATAGCAACCTCACTATTGATTTTTGTTTGCCAAGGAGAATTAGGCGACGTTTCTCTTTGTGACTGATTAAATGCCCTTGTTTTTATGGAATCTTTTTTTTCCTGTCTTGACGATCTTGCTGCGAACTGCCTCTCCCTAACTTGCTCCTCTCCAAAAAAACCCTTTCCCGCATCTCTAATGATTTCATAAAGGTTTTTTTCTATTATTAGTAAAAAATTCTCTCCGATCCCTCTTCCTATAGAAGATCCTACTAATTCAAAATCTCCAATTATCCCTGAAAATACTTCGGTTAAAGCGTCAGAAATTCCTACACCTATATTTTTTGTCAACGGGAGCAATAAACCACCCAATCCAAATCCTATCGCTGTTTTAAGAAATCCCCCAGGGGAATTTTTTCTAATAGCTTTTCCTAGTATCACCTCAAGTTTTGTTAGCGTACTCTCTCCTATTTCTGTTAGCAAAACTGAAGACGGGTAACTAGAATTAGTTCCACTACCGGAAGGGGAACGATAATTAGATCCCTTAACACTTCCCCCTGTAATATTTGTATTCCCAATGTATTTGTATAACTCTCTTACTGTTTTAATCTCTTCTTTCAGCATCTTAATTGCTTGAATAGAGTCGTCTATCCCACGCTTATTAACCTTAACAGCCAAAGGATTGCTATTAAAATATTGCTGAACTTCTTTGTGATGCTTTCGCTTCAGTTCAATGTGCTGATTGAGTCGGGTTAATTCCTTGTCGTCAACCTTGACTTTTAAAGGGGGAAGTCCTATTTTTGTAATTTGATTTTTAGCGTCAAAATTCAGGACAGCATTGACGGGAATTATTAACCCTTTATTTTTGGCAATTAAATTATTAATATCGCGATTAAACTTGTCAAGACTTAACGACGCTTCAAATTCAACCGATCCAATAACTGTCATTTTAAATAACTCCTAATAATAATATGAATTTTGACCGTCAACAATGTCAAAGTTTAATTCTTTAGACTTGTTACCAGTATAACCAAACCAGATCATCGTCTCTAACCTGTAAGGATCTGGATTATAGCTATAAAGTACAACACTAACATCATAACGCCCTGCGGGTAGGTTTTTAATGGAGTACGTTAGGTTTTTAATGTTTGTTTCAGCACTAAAACATTCTTTTTCGGCAATAAGTTTAGTTTTATATGTCACGAGCCAAACATACTCAGCGTTTTCAGTTCGTTCCCTTAATTTGACGTCTTTAGGGCAAAACCAAACATAAAGAAAAGCCCGATCTCTTTCTATGTAGGGCTTCCATGTTGTATCAGGTTCTTTTAAAGAAATACTGCCAGAGACGTTGATAGGAGAAGTGTTGCAGCTTGATAGAGTAACTAAGCAAGCAATGAATAAAGCCTTTTTAATGAATTTGATTAACATATCTCGACACCTCCAAAACTAACCGATAAATTTCCGGCTGTCCGGTCGTGCCATTCCCCGCAACTCTAATACTGCTAATAATGGGAAATGGGCAGGATGCGATCGCCATGTCTTTTGCTTCTAAAATGGTATTGTTTACGTCCCATTGTCGGATCTGAACTTCCCATCGGTCAATAACCGAGACAGACCCCATGTACTGATTGTCCTGCGGTTCAGGATAAAAGATCACCCCCTCTATACCCTTAACTTCCGTCCCTGGTGATGGGGATTGCTTGGCTCGATTCCCGACAATTGTCAATGCGGGTGCTGTCAATCCCCCCGCGAAATTGTATTGACCGATTTCAATTGAATCAAATAGCCAATTTCTGAGTAGAATAGCAGTATCTTGATAAGTGCAAATCATTATTAATTTTGGTTTTATTCATTTATTCTATATTAAACTATGGCTCCCGTACCCGCTGCTGCAAGATGCTCTCGATTTTTGGATTATCAGGGCAACGCTTACCCTGGTTTTATGAACCTGTCTTGTAATTACACCAGTTTAGATCAGGGCGGTTTGGTGACTTGGGAGGGAACAGCAGAGATAGCGTGGGTTCCGAATAATCCTACAAATATTGACAATCGAAAAAATCGGGTGACTTGGTGTTTTGGGCGGGTTGTTGATTTGAGGGTTGTTAATGATTCAGGAAATTACGAGCGTCCCAAGTGCATTCCTAAAATGTACATCTATAAAGCGTTATACAATCCCCATACGGAGCGATTAAGGCTTGAATTGAGGGATATATTGGGGTTGCTTCGAGATAAGTCTATAGATGATTTCAGGAATGATTTTGAGGAAGAAAATGATATTGAGACTGAAATCCCAGAGGAAGAAAAAGAAAAAATAGAGGCGTGTGGTTTTCCTGGTGAGGAAGATTACGACGAGACAAAATTCAATGACCAGCAGGATAAGAAAAAAGATAAGTTTTGGTGGGAGCAATGGCAGAAGGAAGGAACGGAGCAAAACATTATCATCATTTCCGAGATAATGCGGCGGTTGGAAATATCAATTCAGGGAACCGTGATGGGGTCAATTAGACTCCCTTACACGGTGTCAGGTTCTTTATTGTCAGTTTGCGGTGATTTAGCTTTTAAGAGTTTAACGCCCTCTTATATTTGGTCAAATTACGCGGGTCGGGCGATCATTTCTAGGATTAATATTGACCCGCCCCGTGAAAAGTTTTACGTTTCAGGAGTTGATGATATTGATTATAGTCCGGTAGAAAATGGCTTAAACCCCATCTCAGAATTGATTGTTTTAGGACGGGTTAAGGAACTGGACGAGAATGCGATTCAAGAGGAAACGATAGAAGATGAAGACGGAAACATAGTTCCTATGCACTGTGAAACTATCACCGAAACAGGGCCAGAGACAACAATAAATAGTGATGGTGATGCGTTGGTTAGTGTTGACGTTGTTAGAACAAAAATATGCGAATATGTTGGGAGATTTAAGAAAACAATAATAACGACAACCGAGGAAAGGTATGGATCTCTTTTCCCTGAATCAACAGACACAGATCATAGCCCTAGCGACTGGATAAATCCTAGTTATAGAAAGGTTGAAGAACAATTTTATGACGCTTGTACAGGGGCTTTATTAAAAAAAGTAGTCACCGAGTACAATGTTTGGGGAAAAGTATTTGGAGCTTACTACGGGAATCACCTTGACTATGTTATAGATCCCTCTGGTTTTGGGGCATTGCAGATATTTTCACCAGCAGGATCAATAAGTACCTATGCTGATTTAGCAAAGTTTGACACGACTTTAATAAGAGACAAAACAGAGACAACTAGAAACTATTACAAAAAACAAAAACTTTATAAAACAACAATACAAACCAAGGAGCCAAAATACAAAATATTAGTAGATTTTGTCCCACCCCGTTTAAGTAACAACATATACGATGGATACTCTATAACATCGTCATCTATAGAAACATGGAGTGAGTGGGGGAATAATCATCAAACACATTCATTGGTGGAATTTGACGCTTTAAATAGAGTCAATAGTGCAGGGGTACAGAGAGAAGAAGAAAAGCGGTTGCAACACCTAGAAGATTGGAAGCAAAGTATCCCAACTTTTTCTCAGGTAGTCTTTACAAGACTTAAACGCACACCGGGGGAGCCAACAGAACTAGAACCCGGTCAGCCATCAAATGAAGATGTCAGAGTCAAAACTATTGATATCCCTAAGAGTCTAGTTTCATCAGAAAAAAGATTGGCGTTAACGGGAAAAAGAACCACAACAGAATCAAGTCGTGAAGGTTTAGCAAATCCCCCCGCTACCGAGTATTTACCCAGAGGAAAAGCCAGCGAAGGTAGCGGAGGCAACGAAGTTAACAAAAACGCCACTGAAAAATGGATTGATAAGCCCGTTGTTTACCGCAAAAAGTGGGAAGATGCCAAAAGTTCTGAGTTTTTACCTAGTCGAGAAATTACCGATTTAGGGGAAGTGATCACGGGTGAAATTGTTAATGCCGTGGGAGAAGTTATATACTATCTAAGGCAGGGGCAAAGTTATATACATGAGTTGATTTTACCATTTACTCAAGATTGGATTTCTGGCAGTTTTAAACCCACTTTCAGGGTAGATGTAAAGGAATGTGAGGATGCTTATTGTCATTTAGCACATGGGATCAGTATGGACTTTTCCCAGAAAGAAAACTCACTTTTGATGGAGTTATTGTGGCTTGGTGAAACATCCGTTTCCACTCCCATAAGTTCACCCCAAAAAGTCCTAAGCTACAACATAACCTCGTTACCACCATCAGGAGAGGGTGTCTTATATCTTGAGGGTGTAGCAGTAACAAGCGGTCAAGAAATACCCGCAGCGAGTATCTCTAATTTAACATTTATCCCAACTACAACGTTTTCCGGTGCGACGTTTAGTTATGTGGCATCCGGGGGGATTGAGGGAACCCCGACCCCTGTTGTTTCACCATCGGCTTTGACTGTTCAATTAATCCCTAAAACGGGGGTAGCGTTAACAATCCCAACTACCAATCCAAACATACCCCCAACAGTAGCGTCAACCGTTGTTATTGACAATACTGTGATTGAGAATAAACCAATTACGCTACCTATAGATTTAGAAAGCAATTCTATTCCTATCGTGAAAGTGGTAGAGGATGATTTCACCTATAGCTATCAATTAAAAACCTTGTTAAGACGACTAAAGTCTAATACAATAGAGAGGTTAACATTGCAATCTAGCGATAGAACAAAAATCTATTTGTAAATAAAATGCCTAACTATAAAGCAAGTTTTTTTTGGTTCCCAAATGTTGCCGCAATGTCTAGTTTTTTGCTTGACAATACCGATGAAGATGGGTTGGTTTTTGCGGTTGGGGTAGATACGACCAACTGGAAAATTGCTACATGGCGAAAAAACTCTACCGCAGCAATTGACAACTCAGTAATTTATGCAGCTAACGGCCCTGGTAGGTGGGTGGTTTTAGATTCTACTCCAATATTTATACCCGTTTGGAACTCGGATATTTCTTCTAGTTGGAACTCCGACCTGATGACTAATTGGAATGTTGCAGGCTAAATCACAATTTCCCTGTATATCCAATATTGATCGTGATGGTAATTTTCTTATCTTCAACAACTGGTTTAGTGTCTTCTGGTTTAAATCTTCTACCCTGTGGCTTTTGTTCTATGGCAATAGGTGGGTAGCCTCTAACCAAAGACCCCACGGCTACGCCTCCCGATTTGATAGCTTTAGCTGAAAACCGATCAGACGGATTAGCTGTTGATTGGACATTCCAACTATCAGTATCAGGATTATAATAATTAACTCTATAGGGAGCGTCCGATGTTTTTGTTGTGGGATTGCTTTCAGGAACAATGGGATTGCTTTTAGGAACAACGGGATTGCTAACTGGTGGGGTGTTAAATTGTCTTCTAATTCGAGCGCGGTCTTTAAGCCTATCAGTCCCCGATTGAGAGATCAAAGAATCTCGCACCTGTCTAAGTTTTTCGAGGTCTTCTATCCCTGTTTTCTCTTTACTGTAGGGGCGATTGTTGATTAATCCTGTCATAATATTAAATAAGTATATTCTAGTAAAACATGAGTAAATACTCCCTACAGTATAGGTCGGCAAGGCGACGGGCTTTCGGGTCTGGCAGCTTATCTCAGAAACCTGTCAGCAAAGCTACAAGTCCAACATCCAACACGGCATCAAAAGCCTATTGGGAATCAGCTTCTTTTGTGGGATTTGATCCTGAGTCTGGGCGGTATATGGTTAGGACTTTAGGGGGTGAAGTGAAAGGATCTGATAGGATACCCGGAAACGGTGCGGAGTTTGGGGGTGTTAGCATCGGGACGGGCGGGTTGTTTTCTCAAGGGTTTTGGTCAGACTAATTTAGGAGGTTTTGTAATGTTTTGTCAAGAGTTGTTTAACAGAGTCCAGGTAGCAGATATATTGGGATATGTTAGCTATCATTCTGTTGAGAATTTAGAGAAAATGGGACTAATAATTCCAGAAGTGAAACCATCTAAATACTCACTTAGTCAGGTCTTATTTTTGTTAACCTGTCAACACATCAGGACTTATCTAAAGTTGACCAACAAAGAGCTTCTGAAAAGCGGGTTTCATATAGATATACCAGTGGAAAAATACAAAAGTAGTTACTTAAGAATAGAAAGAGAAAGCAAGCAATTTACTTTTTCTATTATAGAAGACAGAGAGTATATACAAAGTGTGCAAAATCTTCACGCCTTGTTACAGGATAAAATAAGCAAAATTCTTCCCTGTAATTGTACTGCGTTAGAAGATTCGTCAACTTTTATAATACCGAGACTTGGGTATAAAGACAGAACTGAAACCGTCCTTTTACCAAGGATTTTAGAGATTCTTGGGACTAGGTGTGACGAACTTGGTATAGACTTACAGGAGAAGATAACAGTTTAATTAAAAGGGAAAACAAATAGGATAATTAAATGGCACTTCGCGGCTGTGATTTAGAACAAATTATAACTTTTCCCACTTATCCATCGGAGCGTGGAAAAATGATTTTATACGTCCCTGGTTTTAATCCAGGCGTGGCGTTGGTAATTGATACGATTCCTAAAGGTGGCTACACCCGGCGCTATGTTCACGGAGCCGAACTTGAGTACAGTTATAACGGTTCTGCCGTGATTCGGGGTCAGTGTTTCACCCCTAGACTTGAATGGGAAATTGAGTGTCATTTATCACCACAAGGTAGAAGTTTATTTTGGGCGGCTGTCGAATATTCAGACACCAAAAGGAGAACCCCGCCACGGACTGGATACGAAATAACCTGTGATGATATTATGCGATCGCTAATTGAGTTAAATAGGACTAGGGCAAAAGCAGCTACTACTGAACCCTACGAGGTAATCTTTGGTCAAAGAATTGAATATTTCCCTAAATGTAATGTAATTATTCCTATCCCTGAAATCAAAGAGGAAAACTTAGGGAATGGCTATAAAATAGGCTTCAAAATGCAAGAAGTGGGGCTGACAACACCATGACTTTAGGACAAAGAAAAGCCGATGATAAAATCAAATTTAGAGAGGAACAGCAAAATAAGTTAACAGCTTCAACTAAGACTAAAGAAGTTTTTCCCAAGACACAACCCGGCCCCCAAACCGCGTTCTATGAGACTAAAGCCGATATTGCTATTTATGGCGGTGCAGCAGGGGGTGGTAAAAGTGCGGCTTGCTTGATTGATGCGATTAGATACGTCGGGAAAATTCCTAACTATAATTGTGTATTTTTCCGTCGGACATTCCCAGAAATCTTTAACCCTGGTGCATTATTTGATGAGTCTCAGAGGTGGTATCCATTATTGGGTGGTGAAGCCAATTTAGTTAAGGCGCGATGGGTATTTCCTAAGAATGAGAAAATACAATTTGCCCATCTTCAACACGAAAAAACCTTAACCCAGTGGCACGGGTCACAGATATCTCGATTGTATTTCGATGAGCTTTGTACCTTCACGGAAAAGCAGTTCTGGTATCTACTGTCAAGATGTCGAACTACACTCCCAATTAAGCCACAAGTCAGGGCTACTTGCAACCCAGACTCTGAATCATGGGTAGCTGATTTATTATCTTGGTGGCTCGGTGAAGACGGATTACCAATTAAGGATCGGAGTGGGACTTTAAGATGGTTTGTTCGGGTTAATAATGAATTGATTTGGTCTTTAGATAAAGATGAATTGAGATTAAAATATCCCAGTATTCCCCCAAAGTCTTTAACATTTATTCCTGCATCTATTTATGACAACAAAATATTATTAGATAATGACCCCGATTATATTGCTAATCTTTACGCACTACATGAGATTGACAAACAAAGATTGTTACTAGGAAACTGGAAAATTAAACCAGAAGCGGGGGTTGTATTTAATCGTGATTGGTTTGAGGTTGTTGATGATATCGACAGAGATGAGATTACACGGACGGTTAGATTTTGGGATTTGGCAGCTACCAAAACTAAATTAAGCTATTATACCGCAGGGGTAAAAATGGCAATATTAAAGGATAAAAGCCTAATAGTTTTGGATGCTATTTGGGAACAAACTACACCCGCCGAAGCTATTAATTTAATCAGAAAAACCGCCGAAAGGGACGGGAAAACTGTGACGGTGGGATGGGAACAGGAACCAGGGAGCGCAGGGATTATGGCTATGGAACAGATTAAGACATCTTTGAAGGGTTTTAGATGCAAACCAGTTAGACCCCAAGGCGACAAGATTCAGAGGGCTTTACCCTACGCAACCGCCGCACAGAACGGTAGGGTGTTTTTACTCAGGGGTACATGGAATGACCAATATATTAATGCTTTGCATAATTTTGATGGGAGCGGTAAACCTTTAGTTAATGACTTGACAGACTCAAGCAGTGGTGCTTTTGAGCTTTTGAACCGGATTAAGGCAACTTGGGTAGGGGTTAGTGGTAAGGATGTTTAATAGTTTTGGGGCAATTCAAATTAAGTCTAATAAACTCAATTGTTTAAATTCAGGTTTATTTAATTCTTTAATTTCTATCTCTAATTCTGAGTATTCCCTGGGTTGATTAATCCTGTCACAAGCAGTATCAAAATACTCCTTTTCCTTTTCGATGCAGATATAATTCCGTCCTAATTCTTTGCAGGCTAAAGCTGTTGTGCCACTGCCACAAAACGGGTCTAAAACTATTCCATTCTCAGGGGTGATTAAAGTAATTAAATATTTCATCAGGTGACGACTCTTGACCGTTGGGTGAGTATTTTTAATCTCTCCACTGTTTGACCTATCACTAGGGGATGCCTTGGCTTGGTAATAGACGCTAGGGATGGTTTCGGGGTCAAAGGGGAGTTGTTTAAAGAATCGGGCGGCGGTTCCGGTGTCACCAACAACGTAGGGAATATTTTCTCTTTTGTTTAACCCTGTAAAATATTTTTCATCTCCCGTTGTTTTTCGTCCTGAGCCACTCGTACAAATCCCACTCTGTTCACCAATCACCGTCACCGGACAATCAGGGCTATGATTCTCGCCTTTGCAATTAGCTCCGCAGGAAAGGATTAGGTTAGCAGGGTATCGTCCTATATCTTTAGGCCCTCTAGGACATGTTACATTTCCTATACCAACGCCAAACACAGTTTTATGGAAATCGCTTGATTTTGTTGGGTTTATCCTATTATTTGGGTCATTTTCTTTTACACCAATTCTTGTAGCCTCAATATTCAAACCACCAACGCCATGTTTTAAAATATTCCTAGCAATACTTGATTCTGATATAGGCTTTTGAACTAACCACCAACCCTCAACGGCTGGTTTTAGTGCGGGCGTTTTCCATCCGTCCCATTGCTTGGCTTCGGGTGATGATGGGGCGGTTATTTGTTGGTTATAAGTCTGTAAAGAATTTCCATAATTCCATTTTTCGTTAAACGAAGGCGTTTTTCTTTTTGTTTCCACAATCTCTCTTTCTTCACCCGCTAATTTGTCCAACATTTTCCCAATATCTTGACCTTTCGGAAAACCAGAACCTTGGCAGTGGTGAATTATATCAATCAACCTAAACCCTGCTAACTCCAAAGCTATACCCGTCCAGTGAGATGTTCTAGGGAGACTCCAAACCAAGCCACAGGCTCCGGGTTTCATCACCCTTAAACATTCTGCCATTATCTCAGATAGCCAATTAATCCAGTTAAGCATACCCCCTTTATTGTGGTCAAATTCCTTTGACATAAAGCTAATTCCTGCGGGTGGATCGCTTATTAAACTATCAAAATAATTATCAGGAATATTCTTTAAAACTTCAAAACAATCCCCATGAATAATTTGATTTAACATTTAGTTTAGTTGAGTTGATATTATCAGCAAATCTTTAAGGGTAGAGATTCAGTCTCTACCCTTTTTAATTGGTGGTTTTAACCAAGATTTCTGCCAACTATTCCCCAATAATCATCTGGCGATCGCCTTTCTGATTTGCCCACAATTCTCGAACCTCATCAACCAATTCAGCAGGGATATAGTCGGTTTGAACTGGACGCATCGCTTTAGAAATTAAATGATCTTTACCGCAGGATTCTAGCCACTTCTGAAAATCCTTTCCGGTTTTGAATTTCAATTCTTTACCGAGTTGTGCCAATGACTTCCCACGAAATACAGCTAACTGTTTTCCGTCTTCATTCATTACAACTGATTCAAACTGGGTTTCAACTTCTCTCACTACTGCGTCAGGACGACCTTGAATGAGTGCCAAAGTTCCCACGCCATGAAGTGAAACAATAGCGGAGCCGGTTTCTAAAACAAGCCTTTGATCTCTCATGCTACTAGCTTGGGCTTCAGCAATTCGGACTTGTAACCGGAGAAATTCTAGCTCATCATTTTGTTGGGGGATGACGGTTTCAGCTTCACGGGTTTTGATGACAAAATAGGCTTGAGCTTGTGCAATTTCCGGTTTTCGGGGGTCGCCGTTCATAGCCGTGAGATAAGCCCCAAATCGAGATAATTTGTAATCTTCTTTTGGGCGACCGCCACTTTTTAGGATTGACACTGAAAAGTGCTTACCGACTTCGTTTGAGCCTTGCTGTGCTTCACAAGAAACCATTGCTCGTTCAATGGCTACCTTAAATTCATTCCATCGGGGATATCCCAATAAACTCATCAACTCCCGTGCCAACCAGTATTCGCGCCCTTCACAGTCAATGCGCTTAATTGAGTCAAAAGGGGATTTGGATTGACTGTGATCTTGATTGCCAGATAATGCTATATTAGACATAAGAACTTTTCAGTGATTTGTAATGTTTTTTGAGAAAAGCCGGAAAAGATAGAACCTTCCGGCTTTTCTCTTTTCTATTATACAGCATTGCACTTTAAGTTATTAATAATATTGTGATAGGATTAAGATAATTTTATCCTTATAAACAATGAGATCACCAAATCCCACACCAGGGAGAAATCGGATCTTTGAGAAGATATGGCGATTCCTAACTGTTTGGAATCGTACCGAGATAGAAGGGCAACAACGACCGCGCTCAGGGTGGCGTAACTGGACTTACAACGACACCACTCAAGAAGGGCGTGATTATGACCTTGAGATTCCTGAGATTCCCGTTAGAAACCCCAACCTAGCTACTCAGTTAATTGAGCTTCGTTATTGTTGCTCGGAGGCTGCAACTGCCTATGACGCTATCAATGGGGATGCCTGGACTTCCCACGATGGAGATGACCAGGGCTTTGATATTTCTGATACTTTGAATGACAATAAAACTAAGGTTGATCCAAAGATTCAAGAAATATTGAGACGGGTGATTAGAGAAGTTTTAATGCCCTCAGAACCCAAGATTGTAGGGGAAAGGTTGTTAGCTTATGGCGATAGTTTTGCGTCCCTAGGAATCAATTCTAAGGCGATGCGAATTGAAAGGATTTTGTATCTCCCGACTTGGGAAATGTTCAGGCTGGAAACCAAACAAGGGGAGTTACTGGGATTTGAGCAACGAGCTTTATTAAGAGATCCCGATCCGATTCAGTTCCATCCTATCTCAATAGTTCATTGGAGATACCGACGCGACAATTTATATGGTAGAGCGTTGTTTCTTGAATGCTTAAAAGATTGGTGTCGGATTGAGCAGATCCTTGATGATATTGCCGAAGCCTCTCACGCTGTGGGGATCAACCCTAATATTCATATTCTCCCGTGCGAATATGATGAAGAACAAGCTAATGAGTATAAAATTATGTATGAAGGGGCTAAAAATCAAAAGATTTTGACCGACCTTTATATGTATGGCGGGGGTGACATTAAAAAATTAAGTAATTCCAATCCTGACATCACCGCCCTATTGAAAGCAGCCGAATTTTTTATGGCTCGATTTGTCAGACGGTCAAGGATTCCCCCTTGGATGTTGGGATTTCCTGGGATTGGTGCTAGAGAAATATCGGGGGGGCCAGAAAGAGCTTATGCTAGATTAATTAATGATTTCCGTCAAAGCCTGTCAACGGGTTTCAAACAAATCTTTAATTTAGAGTTGGCATTGCAGGGATATCCCAGAGAACAATGGCAATATAGAATTATCTGGCCAAGATTTTATATTGACCCATTTAAACAACAGTTAGACCCCGATCATGATGAGTCCAACTCTCAAGAAATTGAGGATCTTGACTATCTAAGCATGATTTCAACTGACAAATTAACTCAAGAACTAAATAAGGTATTAAATGGAAAAAATATTATTACCAGATGAAACTCTACCAGGTTTTGAATACTTAGATCAGCTTAGTTCCGTGACTGAAGATGATCTAAATGTTGCAATCAATGAGTGGGAAAAAAGAAATAAAGGATCTGATTCTGAGAATATTTTGCAAGCGGAGGTGATTAAATGAGTGAAGCCTATTTACAACTTAGAAAATCAAATCTATTGAATAGATTAGAGTCTGAGAGTCCGAACATAGAAGAAACCATAGAACAGATTGCTGAGATAAATTTAGCACTAGGAACGTCAAGCGGGGGCGGCTTTTCTACACTTGCAAAAGAAGCCACGTCAACGGCGATCAACGCCAAACTTCCATCTTTATCAAGTGGTAGAGTCCCAGTCTCTTTACCAACAATAACCGCCGAGTTAGATTGTAGATTGCTAACAACAAATACAACAATTGCAACTGGTAGTTATTTCATTTATTTAAAGGTACTCGTAGGGGATGTAACTATTAATGGATTAACATTTTCATCCGGTGAAAATCTAAACTTTGAAGCCATTAATAATGTTCTATACCCCGCCATTGAGTTAGTAATTCCTAGTGGTAAATCAGTCCGATTAGTGAGAGGATATTAACATGGGAATGTTTTCGGATATTGATTATTCTTTGATTGTTTTGCAATTAGAGAAGGCAATGGCTAATGGTGTGGCTACCTTGGATTCAAATACCAAGGTTCCTAAAGCTCAGATTAGTTTAACCGCTTCTGATGTTGGTGCGATCGCATCTACTGGCAACGAAGTTTTAACAAGTTTAAACGCCGCGTCTGGCACAATTTCATCTGGGCTTTTACCGTCTTATGTTGATGATGTCCTGAGTTATACAAACCTTGCCGGGTTCCCAGGCACTGGCGAGACTGGAAAGATTTATGTTGACGAAACGACTAATAAAGTTTACCGATGGTCGGGTTCTGTTTATGTTGAGATATCGAGTTCTGCTACTGCGGGAGAGGCTTTAAAACTAAGCACGCCACGGACAATTGCAACAACGGGGGATGCAAGTTATTTAGTTAGTTTTGATGGTTCAGCCAATGTTACAAGTGCGATAACACTGGCAACGGTCAATAGTAATGTTGGTTCTTTCGGTAGTGCTAGTTCAATTCCTGCTATTACTGTCAATGCTAAGGGTCAAGTAACTGCGGTTTCAACTAACAGTATCGGCAACGAATTAATTGCCCTTCAATCGCTATCCGACACCCCAGGATTCCTAAAAAAAACAGGGGATGGGACTTATTCTATTGATATTAATTCCTATCTTTCATTGGCAGGTGGGACTATCACAGGGGACTTGATTTCAACTAGCGCAACGGCATCAACATCAACAACTACAGGGGCTTTAAGGGTCGCTAGTTTAGGGGTTACGGGTGCTATTTTTGCTGGTACTGTTAGTGCCAATTCTTATAATTTGATTCCTATTGGGAGAGGAGGGGGGAGTTTAGGCACAAATACAATAACAGGAGTTAGTGTGCTCCAGGCCAATACCACAGGTATTGGTATGGCAGGTTTTGGAACTGGGGCTTTACAAAATAACACCACAGGGAATTATTCAACGGCAGTTGGAGTTAGTGCGCTTTTGTCCAATATTACAGGGAGTAGTTTAACTGCCGCTGGACTTAATACGCTTCGTTCTAATACTACAGGGAATAATTCGTCTGCTTTTGGCGTTGGGGCTTTAGAAAATAACACTACAGGGAATAATTTAACTGCCTCTGGAGTTGGTGCGCTTTTCAGCAATATAACAGGGAGTAATTTGGCAGGTTTTGGAGTTGGTGCAGGACGTTACATCGCTGACGGGATTACGGGATTAACTGTCTCAAATAACTCCTGCTTCTTTGGCGTGAACACCAAAGGAACCCAGAATGCAACAAATGAGCAAGTTTTTGGCTACAACGCCACCGGAAACGGCTCAAACACCGTAACAATTGGTGATATTGAAATCACCAATAACTTTTTCAGAGGTGCTTTATCTTTGAATGCAACCCAGGTTGTTTCTACCAGAAGAACCGGATGGACTGCACCAACTGGAACACCAACTCGCACAACCTTTACAACGTCAACTGTTACCCTGGAAGGGTTAGCAGAAAGGGTAAAGGCGTTGATTGATGATTTAATTACACACGGATTAATAGGAGCATAATCATGACTATTGAAAAAAAAGACCATTTTTTTGTATTACAAAGCCAACAGATTCCTGTGAGTGGGATTTTATTGGATGTTGTAATTGAACTGTGCCACCAATATTCGATTGTCAATCTTGAGACTGGAGAAGTTTTGGGGACAAGCCCAGGTGAAGGTATCTTAAACTTGGGAACACCCAATGAATTAGAAGTCGAGTTTCCTGGATTTTCAGAGCGGATGGAATGGATAAAAATTGCTTTGGTTACTAAGGCAATGGGAATAATAGCCACCAGAAAAGCGACAGAACTAGCTGCAATTGAAGCGTCAAAAAACAACCCATTAACACCAATAGAATGATATCAATATCAATTTTCTCACTCCCGTTTAATCAATCCGGTTATGCCTTCCTGCTTTTCTTTGCCGGACTGATTTCTATTATTAATGGATTTTCCTTGATATTCGATAACCGAAAGTTGAATCAATACTTGTCATCTACTCTGTTGATAAATAACGGATTGATGTTATTGTTTGACAGCTTTAACAAGATAGGTTATGACAAGTTTGATAATATGAAAATATCAACTTTAA